ATGCAATTAGTTGCTCGTTATCAAGCAAGTACTCAATGGTGCGATTTAGATTTTTTGACAGCGGGATTGGATTTTTGGCTTCTATAGATCTTAAACTTAGGTACAAATCAGTAAGTTTTTTATCGTTAAGAGTAACTGAGGTTTCATTTGTTAATGGTCTTCTATTAAGAATATCTACTTTTGTTTTATCACAGTTTGGTAGATAAGATTTCTTTTCATAGATAGGATTATTTCTTATAAATACTTTATATGCATTTACTGTTAAGGTTTTTAATATATTTATATCTTCAGGATATGTTTGTTGATAATAGAAATCAAAGAAATTATCTTCATCAGTATACTTCTCAATATAAGCCAAGCAAGCGTCAGAAAATAAATCAGCCGTCAAGACCCAAGGTATGTTCTTATTAACTGTAAATCCAAACTTTTTTGCTGAGTTGACGTAGAATTTAAAATTTCTATCATTAATCCAGTTGTCGTACTTGTAACTATCATCCTCACTGGGCCCTCGGTCAATGGCAATTGACAAACCAGAATTAAAAGAGTTACCTACATTTGTTAACAAATAGTTTGTTTTAGTAATGGGTATGTAAGAAGCTACCGTCTCTAAGTATAAAAACCAAGCGTCAGCAAACGTTTGAAAATTGGTAATTTGATTTTTTCTTTCCGCCGAAAGACCAGAGACAAAAGAATTAAAAAGCTGCTGACCATATTCATTGTACATCTTAGTTGGATCACTGTAGGCAGAGTACGCACTTATGTTATATAACTTCTCATTTGCATTAAGCGGCTGAACTACACCGAGAATAAATGCATTTTTCATATGAGTTACAAAATCTGAAAAGGCATCAGCAACAAAGTTTAAACACAATAAGTTAGAGACTGCCGAAGATGGAACGGGCTGTAGACTTTCGTACTTTGCAATAATAGTGTTCTGCTCTCTATCAATTCTGCCATAATAGGGCTTGTCATACCAAGTATCTAAAGGAAGCTTAACATTATTTGGATAAATTGCTTCCTTATAAAGAATTCTTTGAAAATAAAGAGCAAAAGAAGACAATCCATTGTTGCCCCCTGGGTTTTGTAAGTCAAAGCTTGTGTAGTTAAAGGTGGTCATCGTGGTGGTCTCCTTCCACCCGTAGCCAATGCATTTGCTAATTGCACATTAGCACGCGCCTGCGGGTCCTCTATACGATCGGCGTCGAGGGCAGCGCGGGTCGCTTCACGGAAGGCGTCCTCGAAGCGGACGAGTGGCGGCAAGGCCGGGTTTTCCTCTGGACTTATAGCACCATATCCTCGGGCTGCTCCTCCTAAATCTACATCGGGCAAAAGTTTGTTCCCCTTAAATTCAATTCCCTCGTGTAGGGCTCTGATCTCAACATCAAAACCGCTCGGAGTAACCGTAGAGTTAACGGCAGTTACCAAGTAATAGCCATGGAGCCCCAGATAATCTAAGTATTCTCTACTTGCCCCCATCAAAGATGGGTTGATGTAAATATACATTCCGTTTTTATACAGTACATTGCCTACCAAACTAATATTTGCTGAATACAGTTCACGAAGCTGCTCTGCACCCAAGGCTCCTTCCTTTTGAATCCTTGATTCTCGCAAATATGCTTGGTCTTCTCGGGAAAAGTTCAATGTCTTTACAAGACCGCAGGCAGATCCTAGATAATGGTGATAAATGCCCTTACTTAGGTCCTTGGCGTAGTCTCCATCCAAGTCTTTTGGGTGTGAATCAGTTGGATATAGTATTAGTCCCAAATCTGCTAGCAGAATGTTGTCGTCACAAGTTAAGGCTGCTTTCGCTTTACCTAATTCTGACGCCGGATAAGTCTTATTTGCCACAAACCTGGGGGTGTTGATAGTGTTCTTGGTTAAAGTCAACGGTTGCGCATCAAATCTTTGCTGAAAACTAAACTCTTTACCAAAACATTTAGACGATAATGCTTTGGTGATCAGTTCTTTGCAAACATCTTTTACAAAATAAAGAAAAAAGTAATTTACCTTGTCTTTTTTGACAACGTTGTTCTTAAACCAAAGCTGAAAGGCGTCAAGCGAAATTGGGATATCACCTATGTTCATTGTTCTATAAATTCCGTTTAGTTCATTATTGTCAGTGGGTGTTTCTTTGGTAATCGCATCAATCACAAGTATGTCCTTAAGATCATAACCGCATCTAATAAGATCGTCCAAGTTTTTTATCTTGAAAGCTTGCAACGGATCAATCATTTCTACATCTGAAATGAAAAACTGGAAATTTAATGGGCGGTCTCCATCAAAGGCGCCGCCGCCATTATTAATCTTAATTTGCTCCAAGATGTTATCAAATAAATCTCCCAAAAAGAAGAAAGGAATGTTAATCTTCTGCTGGTTTACCAGTTGGTCAAATCTTTTGGTTTCCTGTTCACTATAAGCCTTGGCAAGATCGGCAGAATTTATCGCTGAGCTTTTGTTTATCTCGTCCAGTATAACGGTATTTGCGACAAGAGGCGAGAAATCAACCTTTCCCTCATCCGAAAGTCTTCGCTTGACTCTTCTTTGCCTTTCAGTGGGGGTTAATTCATCATAGTTGGGTAGTCTTAGCTCGTTTGGATTAACGGAGATGTTGTAAATTAGCCTAGAATCGTATAGTCGTTTTAGTAACTTTTTGTATTTTTCGTTTCTATCGATATTTTTAAGTCCTTTAATATTTTCTAAAAGTTGTTTTTTTCTTTCTTTAGCCTGATCCTCAGTTACTCTCCCTCTTTCGATATTAGCAGACAAATCCTCTAATTTCTGCTCTTGATCTCCTATTTGCTGTTCAATTTTTGGGTTCGTCTCATCAAAAATATTAGAAGTTTTTCCTGTAAGCAAACCAGCTAAACTAGCCTGATATTGAACAGATAGTTCTAAGCTTCCGTTCTGAGCAAAACTAATTTGGTGTTGAGTCATTTGCAAGAACAAGGAGATTTTTGATTCCTCGATTGCCCTTATTAGTCGGACGGCTTTTTCAGCATTTCCAACCAATGCCATAATAGCTGCTTTTGGAGGCGTTGACCAACCAGCACAAATCTTTACTCTATAGTTATTGCCCTGATAGTCTCGGTGTAAGTTGGAACGTAAAATATCGTCTTGGCAAGGCTTTTCACTGTTTTTATTACCTTTTTTGTGCTTTCCCTTTTGAAGCTTTTTTACTCCAGGTGAATTAATGATTAAATCCAGAAAATTAGGTTCATCTTGGCCGGCAGATCTAGCACCATTAAAGAAATCATTAACAGACTGAAAATACATCACCAAATTAGCAGAGATGTTGTTATCAACTTCGGCTGGCTGCACGCCGTCTAAGGACCAGCTAAAAGATTTAATCCCTGCGCCCGGTGCGCGGCCAGTGGAGCCGTCCAGAATATCACTAATATCGTCCTGAGTTAGGAAACTTGGTATCTTAAGTTCTTTAACGACCGGCTTTCCATTTTCCGTCTTTATATCCCCCTTTTCATCATACTCAATTCTTGATATTTTAATATACGGTGTTAACAAACTGTATACATCTGGGCATATATTTAAGTACTCATCAATGTAAGCAGATCTGCCACCGTGTTCGATTGTGTTTATAACGCTCCCCGGATCGCCTTGGTTTGTAACTTTTGCCACGTTTTGATATAATGTCTGGAACGGACCCCCATCTTGTCTTTGATCAACAAATTGAGAAATATTTTCAAGCAAAAAACACTGAAAATCAAACGGTGTAAGTCTAGGTCTTTCATCCAGTATTTTGACGACATCGCCAAACTCGCCCTCCGCAGACGCCGGCGCTAAAGCATCTAATAATTCGTTTTGAGCTTGTCTAGCAGCAAGATCTCCCTTTAGTTGTTCAATGACCTCTTTTACAAGCTCACCGACATAAGCAGGACGAGGAAGTAATGGCTCTGGTCCATATAAGTTCCTAATTAGAGTTTTTAATATCGAGGATATGGAAGTGCCGAAAGCGGTCCATAAAAAATTCTTAGACTCAGGGTTAGGCCCCCAATATTCATTGAATGTAGTGGCACCTTCCGGCGGTATAAAGGCGGAATTAGCATTCCATATAATTTTTTCTTGTATTCCATTTACCGCGCCCGGGCCTTCGCTACGTTCTAAAAAACGCAAAAAACGGGCGTTATCCCCCAGCGATCGCGTGTCGTTGGCAGTAAAATAATTGGCAGAAGTGTTTTTGACTATACTGACAATGGACGGGAGCCATGCACGCAAGTCTGCATCGATGGCCGAAAAATCACCAGCGCCCGTCCCCGGGAGGCGCGTTAATTTGTTTTCGCTAGCGAGCTTTCTTAGATCCTTTATATCTAAAGGACTGCCGGCAAAAGGGCTTGTGGATTGAATGAGCGCGCTAAGCAATTCTAGATTGGTTTCACCATCGAAGCTCCGGGGCCCTCCGCGCGCGGACTCTAGAAGCGCGTTTCTATCTTTAAATGTATACGTGTTCCCAAACGCCTGAAAACTTAAAGCTTCTTCGATTTGTGCGCTAACTCCCGGTCCTTGACCAGCGAGATCATAGATTTCATTAAAAATGTACTCTTTAAGAACAGCATCAACAAGATTTTGATATTTTTTTTCCGCGCTAGCCATTAATCACTTACCTATCAAAGTACCTTAAAACCTCCTGAAGAGGCAAAGGAATAAAAACTAAATCTCCAACATTTAGATCTGCCTCGGTGGGCTTTTGGTTGAACATCGCGATAACCCACCAATATCTCGGGCTATTGTAATATTGGATGGAAAGTTTAAAATAACGATCCCCAGTTTTCCAAACATGACGAACCCTAGTTAGATTCCTAATCTCTTCGGGATCGGGATAATTCATTTCTGGGGTAGCGTAGTGGCGAACGTAATTTACATCTCTTGCATCAAAAAGAGAATCGTATAGTTCGTTGTCGTTGGTAAAGATTAATCTCTTATCGTATCTATCAGGCATTATCTTACTCCAAAATGTCCCCGCGTTCGGCTGCAGCTAGTCTCTCCAATTCATTGGTTTGTCCAGCAGAGACGGTAACTTCAGAGTCTCCGAATGCGGAGACCTAGGGTGCTTCAATAAATTGTGTTGCTTGCAATTCGCCTATAACAGCATCTGATGTGTTAGAGTTGGGAAACCTGTTTGTTATTCCAGCACGTCCACCGAAAATACCTCTCTCGTCCCAACCAACCAAATGAGTGTGCAAAACGTTAAAAGTAAAGTTTAGTGATACTTTTTTGGGGATGTAGCTGTTTTTCTTTACCTGAATAGTTTTAGTTTGAGAGATTTTGCTGGGATCAGATAGAGAACGCTCATCCCCGGAGAAGGTATTTTTTGCTATATTAATTTGATCCTCCGTAGAAAGCACCTGATCCAATGGTTCTCCCTGCCCCTTCTTTAAAATGAAGCCACCTTCTGCCATGGCTGGCGCGTAAGAAACACCGCCTTGTATATATCCATATAGATATGATCTATAATCGGCAGCATTAAACAAGTTTGTCCACTTAACTCCCAATAGTGGTGCAGCTTTCAAGGTAGTTTGAGCACGGCGAGTTCTTCTCGCGCCAATCCCACCATTTTCCGTCTCAAGGTGAGTATCATACATAGGATAAAGAAACTCTATAAAAGTATTTATATTCTCTAAATTCTGAACGGCTGTACCAATACCGTCTGAAACAACGTCAAAACCTAAAGTTATTGTTCTTTGAGTTCCTTCAAAGGTCGCCAAAAGATCCATGCGACCATAAACCGGAGTTGAAGACCAATTTGAATTAAACGTGTCACTAAATTCAGTGACCCAACCTTCAAAACTAACTCTGTTACCAGTCGGCAAATGCTTGATTGAAATTGTAAAAAATTCGTCTTTTCTTAATGATGGTGAATACATTCTTAATTAATTCCTACCCGTTTGAAAATGGGCTGAATACTCCTTTAGCTCTAGGACTATCTAGCGCCTTGACAACAATATCATCGATTTTTTCTTGACCGACATAAACAGCGATCTGCTGTGGTCCCCCGCCACCAGATGTAAATTCTTTTAACGTATCTACAAGTGACTTAAAATCTTCTTTGGAAATAACCTCGGATCCTTGGCCACCAGTTAAGAGAATCTCTCCCGGGTGGACAATCGCTTGTTTCGTCGTTACAGTACCGCCATTTTGGAAAGCGGGGGTTACTTCGCCAGTATCAAGCCCAGTGGCCATTCCCGCACCCGCCGCGGAGCCGACTATTGCGGCATACGTGAGGATTGACGCACCACCTGTAAAAGGCGCTCCTAGGAGCGCTGCAATACCAGCAGCCATCATTCCAACTTTTATAAATCCATACATTCCATTTGTTATTTTGCCTATAAAACCAAAAAATTTTGATACTTGTTTTACCAGCACTACGAAAACATCTATAATCGGTCTCAAATCAACAGCCAACCCCATAAAGGCAGACTTTAGCTGCTGACCAATTTCTTGGGTTTCTTGTGCCAGCTCTTGAAGCTCTTGTTGTTTCATTGCGTCCAAGGCATACTGTTCTTCGGACATATTAAATAATCTCTGTGCTTCTTCAACAGAGGTTCCCATAGCTGCAGCGATTGCCTGTTGCTCAAATCGGTTTAGAGCGTCAAACTGAATACCGGCAGCATCTGTTGAGCGGCGTAGAATTTCAATTCTTTCTTCTTCTGTTGCGTTAAGCATATCAATAGAGTTGAGATACGGACCGCCCAAAATAGCGTTTAAACGACCAACAGCTTGCCCAGCAGAATCAAACTGATCAAACTTACCAGCAATATTAATTAATTGGTCGACAGCCAACCCAGAGTTCTTTGCCTGCACTTCTAGGCCCTTGAATACGTCTATAGCTTGTGTACCATACTTCGCTAGAGCACCAAATGATCTTTCGAAGTCTCCAGCTAGCTTGCTTATAGGAACTCCCAGATCTTGCGCTGTTCCGGCCAAGTCTAACAATAGATCACGGCCCTGTTCGGCGCTCATGCCCGTTGCTCTAGTTGTTTTATCTAAGATTGCAGCTGTGGTACCAGCGCTTACTCCTAACTCGCTTAGAAGCGCTGTCGTGTCTGACAATGCAGCGCGGGCACCGGGACTCATTTGTGTAAATGCAGAGAATTCGGTAAACAAGGTATTGAACGCTGCGCCGGCTTCTTGAGCCGATACGCCAGCAGCAAAGTTTCTTCTCTCAATCTGTGTTATCTCAGTATTATATTCTGAAGTAGCCCCTGTTGATCGCCTAAAAGAGGAGATAGCAGCATCTTGTGCTTTTGCTAGTCCAATTGTTTGATTAACGAAAAGCCCAATAGTCTTCGTTAATAGACCCCCAGCAAGATCTGATAATTTCAAGTTTTGAGTAAAGCCGGCAAAACCGTTTGAAGTCTTGGGCACCATGGTAGCTAGATCGTTTGCCGCACCTGAAAGACCAAGTAGTCTATTTTTAAGTGTTGTTGCTCGGGCAGCGCCCTCGGCAGTTTCCTTGCTAAATTGTTTAAATCGTGTATTTAAATCTTTAAGCTGATTTTCATTGAGATCCTCAAGTACGGCCCCGGCGCCAGCAATTTCTTCAATAAACTCTTTAATTTTCACTGCACCAGCAGCAGAGGAAGCACGTAGACCGTCGACGGAAACACTTAATTTGTTTATGGCATCATTAAGCGCGGCTTCGCCAGTTGCATCGCCGGCGGAGATGGCCTCATCGCGCGCAATTTTAAGCTGGCGCATGCGCCGTATAGTTTCTGTTAAGGCAGCCGATGATGCTTTAAGTTGTTCACTAATGTCCAACTCATTAAAAGCGGGAGTAAGATCTGAGATTTCTCTTTTTAGATCCGCGATCGATTGTCGGAGCCTTCGGATTTCCGCGTCGGTCATCATAGCCATTTAAATAATTCTCCTTTAGTTTTTAAATGGCCAACGAAGTCCTGTTTCCAATTCAAAGTTCTTAACAGACCTCTCTAACTCATAACGGTTATTTAAGGTTTTTGGATCATTCAGACCATTTTTCATATAAGAATCCATATACCTTTTTTCTCTTTTTAAGGAATCCATAAAAGACGATACTTGTTTGGGGCGTCCGATTATGCTTATAGGAATGTCCATGCCGGCGTCATACAACATCCACATCATTTTCTGAACCTGTCCTGCGAACTTGGAATATACTGCTTCATTCAGCATTGGTTCATTTAAATTAATGGTGATCTTTTCTTGTTTCATCTTAAAACCTCAAGCAATGTAGTAAATAGTCCCAAACAGCAAAAGCCGCAGTTATCTACCGCGACTTGCTTTTCTGATTTCTTCATTTTGCTTTTCAAACTCTTTAACCAATCTTTCCAAGAACCATCGGCGCAATGGAATGGGAAGATTATATAGCTCTGTAAAGGACCACCCACCGTGGTGCTTTAGGTTAAAAAATTCTTCGTATACTGCCTCTTGATATTTACCGTCTAGGCCAAAAAAACTCTGCCGTCAGCGGCATACCCACCTTTCCCCTATGAGAGCAAGATGAGCACTCAAAATCTATCGTCATATCTATATCAGGCTTTATTCTTTCATACGTGTCTTTTATAAAACGTGAATCTCTTAAAGGAAGCTTTTCAACCAAACTTTCGATTTGATCGCGATCTGTAACATCATTCGCAGAATAAATTAAGCTCGATAGCAGCAGGGTTGACATACTCTCAACTTGGCGCTTCTTTTTACGCTGCTCAAGAATCTTAGTTATGGTAGCTTCGTCCTTAGAAACCAGAAGCTTGAAAACTATTTCTATTCCAGTTACAGGCAACTTTATTAAGTAACCATTACTAACTCTCTGCAGGTCTTTAGTATCAGAGTCTTTTATTTCTAACTCTGACAAATTTACTGAGGCTTCATTCTGACTTCCGCAACTTGGACATGTTATTCCAACTTCATAAAAAGGACCAAAGCCAGTCATTCTGGCTGCAACTAACACAGCATTTTTATCACCAACCAAAAGTGTGTCCGGATTTATCGACTTATCAACGATAACTGAACGAACCAAACGATCAATGGCAAGACCTTGCTTAAGAAGTGTCTCGGAAGTTAGAATGTCTTCCTCTTTAGCTGTCATATGTTTAATTTCAATGACTGCCTGATTGTGAAGTGGATGTTCCTCTGGATAAAACAAGCCTTTGCTCGGTAACTCAACAAATTCTGTTGGGTTTACAAAAGAGAAAAGGTCTGTTGCTTCTGATGTGGGGGGTGCTGGCGCGTCTGGTTGCGGTGCGCCAAGCCGCTCTAAGTTATTTCTTCGTGACAAAAATCACCTTCTTTCTTATCCGTTTAGGGAAGTCACAGCTGCTACTGCAGGGCCAGACTCATACTCAGCCCAATCATAGCGGAAAGTCATTTCAATATTAAGCAAATCATCAGTATCATAGGTAAGATCGCCAAATGTGGCGTTTGTGATGAAGGCATTCTGAAGTGTCCAAGTGCCGATAAGGCCACCCTGTCCGTTCAGCTCCTCAAAGATAACGTTACCAAGGGCATCGACAGCACCCTGCTTGTTAACGGTGCCGGGAGCGACTGCTGGGTTAAAGAAGACATCTTCCTGAACATCAGGCTTTAAGTACCCAGACTTCGTAAGTGCATCATAAAGAATCTTGTTGCCATCTGGATTGATAGCATTAACAATTGTAGCGGTAACTGTGTTCCAGGTAACGCTTCCTGGGTAGTAATACGTGTTTCCTAAAAACTTGTGCTCCGTCTCACCTATAGTGTAAGATGGCTTTGTCATCGCCTTGGCGAGATACTGCTCGTACCTAAACGCAGCGTTGATGTCGGTTAAGTTTGGTAGTGTGAGCAAAAAGCGATGCGCTCTTCTTGGCTCTGATAATGCTGATGTCCAAAATGGCATTTATATAGTCTCCTGTAAGTCCTATTATTATATAGTGCGGGGAGCCGGAACTCCCCGCATTTTATTAATCGTCAAACGATGCTCCCGTTCTTGTGATGTTGAAGTCAATCGCAATGAACTCAATAGCTCTTGTTGGCTTCAAGAAGATCTTCGCATATAGAATGTTTCTATCTACAAGGTCGGGGGTTGTGGTCGTATCATCAAGAACAACTCTGTAGTCAGAGAGACCAAAGTTTGTCTTAACATCAGCCAAGAATGGGTTAACCTGTGCTGTGAATCGCTTCCAAGTCTGCTGAACGTTTGGATCAAAGAGCAAGCCAGATGCGATCTGGGAGATGCGCTTCTTAACAAAGATCATTAGGCGACGTACGTTAATACGATCCA